AACGTTCAACATCATCAAGAAGATATAAAACAAATATACGTGATTACGATAAAGGTATAGAAAAAATTAAACAATTAAGACCTGTTTATTATAATGGTATTAATGATGGAACTACTCAATTTGCAGGTTTAATTGCTGAAGAAGTTCATGATGTAGGACTACAAGAATTCGTTCAATATAATGAAGACAATCTACCGGAATCATTAGCTTATACTCACATGAATGCTTTATTAATTAAAACAATTCAAGAACAACAACAAATAATCGAACAATTACAATCTAGGATTGAATTGCTAGAAAGTAAGGTGAACTAATATGGCAACTATATATGATATTATGAATTCTAACACAGGAAGAATGACACAAAAAATGGGCGGAACACCTATATCTACACCTACTATGAACCCAACAAATATAAATTACGGAACAGTATTAACAGGTGCACAATCAGGAATTCAACCAACTACAACTAAAACAAAAAAATCAACAGACCCATTCAAAGCAGCTAGAGAAAAAGCACTTAATATGACAACTGAAGAAAAACAAAATTTATTCAAAAAAGGAAAAACGGGAAATAAAAAGATTGATAAAGCTCTAAAAGATATTGAAGAAGAAAATCCTACTATGGCAGGTATATTCGCTGATTACGTTAAAAAAAGCGGAGTAGGAGTAAAACCATTAGTAACACCTATCGATACAACACCTGCTTCAGTACCAGTAGTACCTTCAACAATAACTACACCTGGATTAGAACCTACTTCTGCTGCTTTAATAGAAGCACAAGGTGCTATTAAACCTGAAGTAAAACCTGTAAAAGTAGATGTAACAGAAGGAAAACCCGCAGAAGAAAAAGCAGATGAAATAACTGATGGAAAAAAAGATATTACAAAAGATGAATCCGATAAAATAAAAACAGATTTAGATAATCAAGAAGCAGAAGCATTAGATAAAGCAACCACACCAGAACAAAAAAATGATATTATGGAATATTTCAATAAACTTCAAAATGAAATTACAAAAAGAACTATTTCTCAATTAAAAGCAGGAAAAGAACAAGCATTGATTAGTTTAGGTCAAGCACAAGCAGCATTAGCTCCACAATACGAATCACAAAGAGCGAGAGCAGCTACACAATCTATGCAACAAGCTCGTAACTTTGGCGAATACTTAGCAGCTAGAGGTCAATCGACAAGTGGTCTAGCAGCACAAGCTGAATTAACTCGTGGTGCAGGTTTAACTCGTCAACTTGGTGAAATTGGTCAACAACAACAATCAGCACAAGACCAATTAAATGCAAATAAAGCTAAGATTCAATCCGACTTCCAACTTGCTATTGCTAATGCTAAGTCTGATGCAGAAATTGCTAAACTCAATGAAGCATTCCGACAAGCTGTTAAGCAAGAAGAGAGAGCATACAACGAAAAAATAACAGCAGATAATAGAGCGTATGCAGCAAAATTATTGGCAGAAGATAAAGAATATCAAGACATGCTATTCAAAAGAAATAGAGCAATAGAATTAGGAGATAGAGCAGCTGCACAAGAATACGAAAAACAAATGATTGACTATAAAGCACAAGTGGAAATAGGTGTAGCCCGTCAAAGAGCAGCTTTAGAACCGACAAAACCAACTGAATATAATTATGCTACTGACCCTGATTTTGCAGAAGTTTATAATCAAATAACATCAGGTGAAATTCTTGAATACAGAAGTGCACAAGACGTAGGATTGCCTGGAAGAAGAACCCCTATTAAAACAGACCCTCAAACTATTTATAATAAAATATTATCTGATAGAATAAATTTAACTAATGCTTTTGGAGAAGAAGGTTATAAAATTTTATTAGATACAGCTAAAGAGCTAATACCAAAAAATACAACTTTGCCTGAATTAAAAACGATTTAAATACAAGAAATATAAATATCAATCAATAAAGTGGTGATAAAATGCCTTATACGTTTGGATATGGACAACAAAAAACAAAACCACAAGAAGATGTAAGAAATATTGCAGGTACTTTAAATAGAGGATTTACACAAGAATATAAAACAACACCAACAAAACCAACAATAACACAAAAAACTACTAGTTTAATTCCTAAATCAGTTTTGAAGGGGTTTAATTCTGATAGCCCATTGGTTAAAGCACCATTATTACCTGTAATCTCTAAAGTTGTTCCTACAGGTTTTGGTGAAGAAACAGATAGACTTAGAAAAAGATTTTTAGATAGTGCATCTTTTGGGATAACTGGAGAAGCAGATACTTCACTTGGTAAAGATATTTCATATAGAGATGGAAGAAGTTTTAAAGATGATGCTTTAGGTGCGTCATTAGACTTAGCAGCTACTTTAGCAGGTTATGCTATACCTGGTTTGGGTTGGGCAAAAGCAGCTAAAGCTATTGGTGTAGGAGCAAAAGCTATTCCAAAATTAATACAAGGTGCAACTAAATCACAACAAGCAGCTAGAATTGGTAAAATCGCAGGACAACAAGCAAAAGAAGGTTTGGCAGTTGGTGCTGCTATTGGAGCTAGTGAAGTTGCTGTAAGAGAAGCTATAAATCCCGACAATTATTCTGCTAAAGATAATATTGGTAAGATTGCTATAGATACATTAGGCGGTGCTTTTTTAGACCCAATTGCTTATGGTGGATTTAAAGGTGCTAGTAAATTATTATCAAAAATAAAAAAACAACCAGAAGCAGAACAAGTTATTCAAGAAGTAGAAAATCTAAAAAAAGTACCAGAAGTTTCAACTGAAATTAGAAACGTAAACGAAGGAACTGAAACAGTAAAAGATGTAGCTTTTAAATTAGACCCCACTATAAAGTTACCTACTATTTCCAGAAAACCAGTTTCTAGAATAGAATTTGTTGTAAAAGAAGGAAAAAAGTACAATAAAAAGTTTTTAGATAAAAACGCTAAAAAGATAAAAGTGCAAGATAAATCTTTCTATGAATTAAAAGTCAATGAAAATGATTTTAGATTAATTGAAAGAGAAAATTTTAGAGAATTTATTAATGCAAAAACACCTGAAGAATTAACATTAAAAGCGAATGAAAAAATTGATTTACAAAAAGAAAAAATAAAAACAGAAGAAGAAATAGAAAGATTATTTTTAAATGAAGAACAAATTAACAAAATACAAGAAATTAAATCTGAAACCAAAAGTTTGCAAAATTTTAGACAAATTCGAACATTTTTAACTAGACAAGAAAAAGATTCTTATTCAAAAGGTTTAGGAATTCAACAATCAGCTAAAATTAGAGATGTAACACAAGGTGATTATTTAATTCCTGTGCCAGGCGGATTAACAACTAAAGAACTAGATAAAAAAGTAAAATCTTTTTTAGCAATTAGAAATAATGATAAAGTTAAAGTTGACAACAAAGAAGCCATAGTTAAATCTACAGGTTACGGAAACGCAAATGTTGAATTTAAAGATGGAACAACTAAACAAGTCCCAATTTCTTCTATAAGCAAAGAAGCAGATTTAAAGAAAATCCAAACACAACAAAATAAAAAGATAAATCAAATTAACAAAAAGCGTCAAAAAATGATGGATTCTTTATCTATAAAACCAAAAGAAGAAGTAAAACTAAGAACAAAATCTTTACCAACCAAACAATTTAAAAACATACTTCAAAAAGGATTAGCAAAAGGAGATTTAGTAAAACCAGTAAAAAGCAAAAACAAAAGAGAGCAAAATAAAGACTTCTTTAAAAGGGTCGATGAAGAATTTAAAACAACAAAAAATGCACCTAGTGTAGAAGAACTTGCTGATATGCCTATTAAATCAGAAGTAGCTATTGCTAAAACTGACTTTAAAGATTCTATTGAAATCGCAGCTAAAAAACTTGATACAAATTTTATAGACCAATTTAGTCCATTGAATAGATTAGACCCAGATATACACATGTCAAAAGCAGATACCGTTCGTGCAAACAACTTAACAAATGAATCCATATATGGAGAAAATCAAGTCGATATAAATGGTAATGTTGTAGGTAGAAGCCTAGAAAAGATTTATGAATCTTCCGGAAATGCAGAAGAATTTTCTAAATATTTAATTTATAGACAGGCGATTAGCAAAGGAGAAAAAGGCGACTTAGTTTTTTCAAAAGAAAAAACAGAGGGTCTTGGTTTAACTCCTGAAAAAATGAAGGAAGTCGTAAAACAATTAGAAAAGAAATATCCTAAGTTTATAAAAGCAGGAAAAGAATGGAATGGGTATTTTGCTAATTTAAGAAAAATGATGTTAGAAGAAGGAAATTGGACATCTGACTTTATTTCTAAATTAGAAACTAGTTACCCCAATTACACGCCTTTATTCAGAGATTATGATGAAAAAACAAGAATAGCTATCAACAAGAAATCTGTATTTGGTGGTTCTGAAAGAGATGTAATTGACCCTTATATTTCAAGTATAGAATTAACAAGACTTTTCAATAACTTTATGCTACACAATCGAACAAATAGAGAACTTTTAAAAAGAGTTAGAGAAAATCCTGAATCTTATAAAGAACTTGGGATAGAATTAGATACATCTGTTAAAATGAATGAAGAAGAAGTAGGATTAAATATTGTTGAAGAATTATCTAATTTTGAAAAACAATTAAAAACAGAAGAAATAAATAAAGAAAATTTCATTACTGCTTTTGAAAATGGCAAGAAAATTAAAATCATAATAAAAGACCCTGAAATTTTCCAAGCATTTGCTTCAATCCCTCAACAATCGCAAGGTATACTGCTAAGAGGTGTAGAGTCTCTAACTAAAGCCACTAAAATGGCTGCGACTGGTACACTTGCTCCTATTTGGGCAACAAAAGGTGCAGTGATGGATATTTCAAGAGCTTTGTTAAACGCAGAAGATCCTGTCATGCATTTAGGTTTAGTTGGGAAAGCTTTGTTTTCTTCATTAGCAAGAAACGCAAAAGTTGGTAAGAATTTAAGGAAAATGGCAGATAATTTCTTTAATGCAGGTGGGGGTTTTAGTGGTGCTTTGCGAACAGCACCTGAAGCTAGACTTCCTGAAAGTAAATTAGGGAAAAAATTTAGAAAAATAAACCCATTAAACGAAAGGTCTTATGCACAACAATACAATGATTTATTTGAAAACATAAATCGTATTGCTGCATATGATGCTAAAATCAGAAAACTTACTGGTGGAAAAAGACCTCCAACACCAAAAGAAGTAACATTAGCTATGAAGTATGCAAGAGAAATTACTACAGATTACACAGTAAGAGGAAAAATAGCTAGAAAATTAGAAAAAGGTTTCCCATATACAACTGCTTCAATTGCGGGAACAACACAAATATTAAAATCAATGAAGAAAAATCCAGTCAAAGCTATGGCATTAATCGGAATTGGAGCTATGTTACCTGCATTACAAGAACAAGCGAGATTTGGAAATGATGAAGATTACAAAAATTTACCGAACAGAGAAAAGTACAGAAATTTAATTATTGGAAAAACAGCAGAAGGTAAATTCATCAAGATTCCGATTGACCCTCAAATCGCTTTCTTAAAAGAAATTACAAATCAAATCCTAAGTGCTTATAAACAACAAGATAAGGAAACTTTTGATGGTGCAATGGAAGAATTACTTAACTCTTATGCACCCCCACCTCTTGCAGGTGTTTTAAAAACATTCACTACTAAAGAAGGTATTGCAGGTGGGGTTATAGGTGGATTAAGAGCAACTTCATTATCTCCTGTAGTATCTGTACTTACTAATAAAACATTTACAGGTTCTCCGATTGAATCACTAGAATATCAACTATCACCATTAAGACCTGGTTTGCGTTATGATGAAAAAACTTCTGGTATCGCAAAGAAAATTGGAGAATACACTAACTTTTCTCCAATGAAAGTTGATTATATTATTAAAAACTACTCAGGAGATATTGGTAGAGTTTTATTACCATTAACTTCAGACGTAGGTAGTATTAGGTCAGAAGAATTTTTAAAGAATTTCTTAACAGACCCAACATTCACAAACACTTTAAACGTTCAATTTTATAAAGGTAGAGATAATTTAAAAAGTGCAAGAGCTGAATATACTGAATTAAAAAAAGAGCCACCTAAATGGTATAACGAGAGGTTATATCAAGCCATAAATTCGCAAGCAAATGGCTCAGTTAACAAAAGATTGTCTTATCTAAATCAATTAAAAAGAGCAACATCATTAGATAAAAACCTAACTGCTTCACAAAGAAAAGACAAGATAAGAGATATTCAAAGAGCAATAAATGAAATATATTTAGATTGGAACACAATAATGAAAAAGTATGGAGTTCCTGTAAAGTAGGGGGAATAATTGTGGATATAAATCAAGAAATACTTCAAAGACTCACTAGAGTAGAAACAAAATTAGATATGATTGCATCTGCTAAAGAAACTTCTATAGAGGCACTTCAACTAGCTAGAGATGCACATCAAAAAATAGAGAAGCTAGAAAGAGTAGTATTTTGGGCATCTACCACTATCATCGGTGGTGGATTCCTAAGCTTTGTCACATTGTTTGTGAAGGGGGTAGCAAACTAGTCCCTTCAAGAGAGGAGAAAAAATGAAGAAAATTATTTTAGTAATGGTTATTTTTTCGTTCATATTGTCTGGGTGTTCTGAAATCGGATTTACTCGATACGCATGTCAAGAATTTGCTAATTGGGATAATTCGGAGTGTAATCCACCTAAATGTTATCAGGACTACACTTGTACAAAAGATTTATTTCCGGAAGAATTTTGGCAGAGATTAGAGCAAGAACAAAAACTTCCACCTTGGATAGATAAAAATTATAATCAATATGTGATTGACCAAAATTACAGATACATTTATTCCTTATTCACTTCTGATTACTTCATGCAAGAAAACATCAAGAAAGATGCAGAAAGATTGGGATATTTATTAATACCAAGCAAATACTTAGGAGGTTACCAAAATGAAGAACAGGTATAATGATTTATTGATTTTCATCATCGGTGTTACACTTACATTAGTTTTCGGTGGTATTGTATTTTCTTTATTGTTTGGTCTTTTGTTTGTTGAGCAACCTATGGAGCAATCGCCTAACGATGCAGCTTTCATTGACCTCGTAACAACACTAGCGACATTTTTAACTGGTTCACTCGGTGGATTCCTAGCAGCAAACAGTATTAAAAAGGATGAGCCGAAAGAAGAACCGCCAAGTAATGATATGCCTATTTAGGAGGATTATTTATGGGACACTTTGATGGTTATCGCATAACTTCGCAATATGGGAACAGAATTTCACCTATTAGCAAACAACCTGAAAAACATACAGGAATTGACTTAGCAAAAGCACATCAAGGTGATATATTTGCTTTCGTTGAAGGTAATTGTGTACATGCTTCTTTTGCACAATCAGGAACAGGATTAGGTGGTTTCGGTTATACTGTTTGTATAGTCGATAAGAATGGACATTTACATCTGTATGGTCATTTAGACTCGTGTTGCGTTAATGCAAACGATAAGATTAAAAAAGGTCAATTGATTGGAAAACAAGGTAATACTGGTCAATCTGCAGGTTCACATCTTCATTATGAGATTCGCTCTCAATCATCTCCAAGTTACGGATGGAGAATGGATGTAGACCCAACTGCATACTTAGATAAGTATTATGCACAAGAACCTAAACCTGCACCTGTAAAAGTTTCTAACGATTGGAAAGAAGCGGGACTAAAGTTTTTACAGGAGGAATATGGCATTGATAAAAAATGGAAAGCAACCGATGAAATTGACTTTGGGACTCTCGGTGCAATTCTATCAAAAAAGAAAGGTGACTAATATGAAAAATAGATTAAAAAATTATGGTCTTTGGATTTCAGTTGCTTCATTCGCATTCATGGTTTTGCAAAATACAGGAGTACAAATCACACCAGAATCTTGGGACTTGTATGTTAATTCAATTTTAGGTATATTTATACTGTTAGGAATCGTCAATAACCCAACAACTGATAACCCTGGTTTTGGTGATGACAAGGAGTGAAATTATGTTAGACAGACACAAAAGATTTGCAGAAGAATATTCAATTCATTTAAATGGTGCTGCTGCTTACAAAGCGGTTTATCCGAATGTTTCTGATGATTCCGCTTCTTCAAATGCTTACAAACTTTTAGAAAGAGAAGATATTCAACAAGAAATCACAAGACTACAAGAGGAAAGGTCAAAGAGATTAATGTGGTCTACTGATCAAATCCTTGAACAAATTAGAGATATAGCGACATCGAATAAAACATCTACTAGCGAAAAGTTAAAAGCATTAGAGATTGCAGCTAAGTCATTGGGCATGTTCAGAGATAAAGTTGAACATTCTGGTAATGTTTCAATTGTCTTAGGTCAAACTGTAGAGGATTGGTCTGAATGAAAACCCCTGCATGGCAACGTAAAGAAGGAAAGAATCCAAAAGGTGGACTCAACGCAAAGGGTAGAGCCTCCTACAACGCTTCAGGTGGCAATTTAAAGCCTCCTGTTAAGAGTGGGGATAATCCTAGGAGAGCATCATTCTTAGCTAGAATGAGCGGTAATACCGGACCGGAAAGAAAGCCGAATGGAGAACCCACACGTTTGTTGTTAAGCCTTCAAGCGTGGGGTGCATCTTCTAAAGCTGATGCAAAAGCAAAAGCTAAGGCAATGTCTGCTAGATTAAAATCTAAAAAAGAAGGTAAATGATATGTACACCAAACCTTCGTTACGAGAATCAATAAAAGATAGAATTATGTCAGGAAGTAAAGGTGGAAACCCTGGTCAATGGTCTGCACGAAAAGCACAGTTACTTGCTTTGGAATATAAAAAAGCAGGTGGTGGATACACAGGTGCTAAGAAAAGTCCACAGAAATCTTTGGATAAATGGACTAGCGAGAAGTGGACTACGAAATCAGGGAAACCATCTACACAAGGAAAAGAAGCGACAGGTGAGCGTTACCTTCCTAAGAAAGCAATTCAATCTTTGAGTAGTTCTGAATACGCAAGGACAACAAAAGCAAAAAGAGAAGGTATTGCAAAAGGTAAGCAGTTTGTTTCTCAACCTAAAAAGATTGCAGAAAAAACTAAAAAGTTCAGGTGATAATATGTCAAGACGTGATGACCGCAGACGAGATGACGATGAAGTTGGAGGTAAGTGATTTGAAAAATATGGTTCCACAAGGTTATCATAAAATGCCTGGAGGCAAACTGATGAAAAACTCAGAACACGAAAGAAAAGAAGGCAAGAAAGAACGAATGATGGAATACGGAAGCACAAAGAAAACAAAAGCAGAAAAGAAGATGTCAAAGGTCATGAAAGAATATAAAGCAGGTGAACTAAACATTGGCAAAAGTAAAAAGATGGTCAAGAATCCGAAACAAGCTATTGCGATTGGTTTATCGGTTAGTGGTATGAGTAAAAAGAAAGGAGGGAAATAATATGCCAGGACACTACGGGATGAAAATGACAAAGAAAACAGTAAAGAAATCACCAAGCAATGCAATTATGGCAGTTGGTAAATCAAGCAAAGCAGTTAAATTACCAGGAATGCCAAAGAAAGCTAAGCCTAAAATGATGTAAAAAAAGAAGGAGCGAAAGCTCCTTTTTTATATGAATATTTTTTCTTTTTGCAACATATGATTGAATATTGTTTTATTTAAATTCAATCTCCTAGCCAATTCCGTTCTAGTTAAATTTTTGTTTTGTAAAACAAATTGTTTTTGTTCTTCGGTTAATTGTGCATCATTCATCTTTTCCACCAACGTATCAGGTGTTTCTAAAATGATGTTGTTTGCTACAGGTTTTTCTTGATTTTTTATTAACATGTTTTTACCATGAATGATAAAAGATAAATCTGTATATACAGAATGCCTGCTTAACTGAAGGTGTTCAGAAATCTTTCTGCCTGACATTCCTTTGTCATATAACTCTTTGATTACTTTTTGTCTGTTTGTAAGTTCCGTTTTAATTCACTCCCTATTTCGTAAATTAAATTACTTGTAACTGCATTTCCTGCCATTTTATATAATTGAGAATCAGATACCCCTTTATTCCTTAATTCATAATACCATTCATCTGGGAACGATTGAAGTCTAAAATATTCCAAAGGCGTCAGTTTTCTGACTCTAAAATTATTATAAACCGCTTGATTACAAGTTGTTTCTAATGTATTCGCTATTCCTTTGCCAACACGACCTCGTCTTGTTTTAGAACCAATTTGATCAATGTTGATTGAATCTCCTTCTTCAGCTACCGCATAACCTTTTTTTGTCGCTTCTTTTATTAGTATTTGCTTTGCACCTTTATAATCTCTAGCTGCAATTGTGGGAGATAAACCATCTACATCGTGTACATCATGACCTTTATGATTTGTTTTAGATGTATTTCCAAGAACAATAATTTTAGGTTCTTTTCCGCTCCCAGAACTTCCTGTGTTTAATGTTGGTGAGATATGATTAACATCATATAATCTTTTCAATAAATCAAAACCTTTTATATTATTTAATCTTCCCAATACATTGATATATTGTCCATTTTCTCTTTTGATAGGAAATATTTTTCTTCTACTTGTTCCTCTAAGATATCCGACAATGAACACCCGCTCCCTGTTTTGGGGGACACCAAAGTTTTTGCTGTTAAGCACTTGCCATTCTGCATCATACCCCAATTCGTCCAATGAGGATAAGATGATTCCGAATGTTCTTCCTTTGTCATGATTGAGTAATCCTTTGACGTTTTCAAGCAATAGTATTTTAGGTCTGAGAATAGATGCGAACCTAAAGACTTCATAGACAAGAGTTCCTCTTGTATCTTCAAATCCTCTACGTTGTCCAGCAATTGAGAAACTTTGGCAAGGAAATCCTGCTGCGATAAGAGATATTTCTCCTCGTTCTCGTTCAATCCCTCGAATATCGTCATCTGTGACATTTCTAACATCCCAACCTTCCCACATTTTTTTTTCTTTATTGTGTAATAAGTTATAGGATTCATGTGCATGTTTATCGATTTCGCAAAATCCAACACATTCAAATCCTGCTTGCATTAGTCCATAACCCATACCACCAATTCCAGAAAACAGTTCTATAAACTTCATGGAAGTATAAACACCTCCACGTTTCTTCTGCCAAAATTAATCGCTTGTTCCAAATCGTACATATAAATGTCTATCTTCCCTTCAGTTATGGCTGAACCTCTATCTGTGCAAAAGAAAACATTTTCAAACATAGGGATATACACTGCAGTTCCAAAGTCCATTGAACGTGGACAAGCTATAGTTCTTCCCTCTATCGTAGGTTCTCCGCTAGCAGTAAAGCCATAATTTAAATCTCCTGGATTTTTACCTGTTGATTCAAACCCGTCAGTATAAGCAGTTGCTTCAAATATTTCAAATTGTGGTTCAATCTTTTCCTTTACAATAACTTCTTTTATTTGAATAATAGTTTCTTTTTTTACTTCTTCTTCTATGTTTGAAATTTTAGAATTAATAATGAAAACCAAAACCAATAATACAATAATAATTAAGATATTTGTGATGTGAAATACGATGTTTTTCATTCAATCCCTCTTTTCTCTAGTATAAAGTAAACCAATTCCATGAAGTAATAAAAAATAACTGCGAATAAAGAATACAGTAAAATCATCATTCCAATGAACTTAAACATTTTCTTCATTTTCCTGTACCCGATTCACAGAATCTTCTGTCTTAAATCCTTCAGGATAACGTTTGACTAACTTCTGAATATTATACTCGGCAACTTCTTCAAGGTTGATGTTGAGTGTTGTACACATGCCTGCGACATACCACAGTACATCACCAAGTTCAGAAGCTAATTTCTCTACATCAAAATCATGACCTTGAAACAAAACTTTCTTCATGTAATCGACAGTTTCCCCTGATTCACCAACTAAACCCATGCTCATGTTAACCAATGTCAATTCTACTCCTCTTTCCGTGTTAAGTGTTCTTGCAGCTAATTCTTGATATTCGTTAAAGTTCATTGTCTATTCTCCTTTATTCTACTTTTTGGAATTCTATTTCTACTCTTGGACTAACCTTGTCTATCTCGAAGTCTTGAATTTGTGGTAATGCCCATCTGTCATCTACATAAATCTGTGCATCTTCTAAAGCGTCCATCAAAATTTTTATTGTGTTATGAGTATCACGTCTACGATAATCAGGAAAATAATACCACAACTTAACGATAGTTTTATGATGGGCGGTAGACCATTCATTTTTAACCCTCCAATCTGAAGCCTTTATAACTGTTTCCTCGAACCACATTTTAGCTGACTTGCTTAGTATTCGTGATAAACGATGTCCGATGCGACCATTGATATACATGTGGTTCACTGATGGTGGTAATGTCAATTTCAACCTTTCCATTAAATCATCCCTCTCCTTCCTAAATCTATTATTAGCAACGCACATTCAACTTGTGGTCTTCTTATTCTTTTAGCAATATCGCTGATGTGCATTTTCTTATTATACATCACTATCATTTTCTGTACTTGTCTTTCTGTCCAAAAGTAATCCAAGTCATCAAGTGCGATGTAGTTTGTTATACTCATTCTTGATCTCCTTTACTTTTTTCTTTAGGTTTTTTGTATCCCAAAGCACTTCTCCATACTCAAGAAAACTACATGTTTGAACTGTGATTCCTAGTTTCTCCGCCATTTCCTCTTTGGTCATTTTACAATGTTCTCTTACTTTTTTTAGGTAAACATTGAATTTCATTCATCGTCACTATCCTTTCTCATGCGATAGTTTAGATTGTCACCAACTAATTCGACAGTATAATTTTTAGACATCTCATAGATTCTGCTTCCTAACGCCTCGTCAATCTTTAGCAAATCATCAACTAACTTTTCTGATGAAATAAGCATAGGAAGGTTATTCATATAACGATAATTCACAACTGCAAACATCTGCTCAATTTGAAACTGTGTATTTTCTTTTCTTCCCTTGAAAAGGTCATCAATGAAAAGCACTTCAGCCTTTTGCATTTTCTCAATTCTGTTGTTAAGGTTATCGAAGTCTGACTTCAAATCATTAAATCCCTCTACGAAAGGAAAATAAAACACTTGAATGCCTTTATCGATTAAAGCGTTGGCGATAGCCATAAGTAAATGGGTTTTACCTGCTCCGCTATTTCCCAAAAGTGAAACGGAATTGTTGCGAGTATTTCTGATTTTATCAAATGCTCCGACATAATTCAACGCACATTTGTGAGCGTTATTTACAGAAGGCTCCATCCAAGCGGTATCCCATCTCCCAAATGTTTTGAACCTAAACTCTGAAGTGATTTGACTAGCTTTAAATAATCTTTCAGGCTTAGAATTTTTAAAACACTCACACTCAACATAATATTCTACATCGTCTCTTTTAACAACATATCCCAAATTGTCTTTGCACTTGTCACAATTATAAGTATTCCTTGGAAGTGTATTTTGATATTCTTCCGTTTGTGACAGTTTTTTCATTTCCTCGATTTTCAGAAGTATTTCTGTCATGTCCATATCTTTTAGGCTTTTCATTTTTCATCACCCTCTCGTAAACCCAACCTATCATAACATGATAGTGGCTTTTGTATTTTGGCTCTTTTGCTTGAATGTAGTTGTTGAGAATCTCTAAACCCTTTTGCAGTAGCGTTTCATCTTCATACTTCTTGGTTAGTTGTTGATGTTCCTCTTGTGTAAGCAGGACTCTTTCTAAATATCTTTCCTTACCTAACTTAACCTTACCTAACCTATCCTTACCTAACCTATGCTGACATTTGTCTGTCACTTGACTGTCATTTGTCTGACATATGGGTGACATTTGACTTTCATCACCTAAATTTCTATTTCCTTCCAAAAACTCTACGTCTGTCAAACGAATTAATAAATCCTTGTAAATACTATCTACTTTGCGTTCTGCTCGAATCAGATTGTGTTCATTCCAATGTGTAATGTATGAAACCAAATCCTCGTTTAGAACGATCACAAATTCCTTTGCCACTAGAATCTTTAAATCGTCTTCTGTGGCACTTATCATTCTCATGATATTAAACCCTTCGACTACACCTTCATCGTCCGCATTTAGCCCTAAGTGAAAGTATAAACATTGTGTAGACACAGGCATTTTTAAAAACTTTGCGGAATTAATAATCTTCTTGCTGAACATTCTTCTTTGTGCCATACCATCACCCCTATAAAAGATAGTAATTAATTCTGTATTCACTTATTATTTCACCGAATGAATCACGTTGGTATTCTGTCATGTAAACATAAGCATCTTTTTCCTCTCTATATCCAATCATTGATATATCTTCTGCTTCAGGCAATTCTTTTACGTCAGAAAAAAGCACTTCTTTTTCAGGCTCTACATATCTACCATCTGGCAGCAATATCCTATAACCTGTTGAATTTTTAATCCTGAACATTGTTCAAACTCCTTTTATAATCAATTCCTTCTTTAGTTTGGTCTAACCATATGTGACAAGAAACACATAGATGTAACAGGTCTTTTTCTGTTGTAACGTGGTCTATGTGCTTCCTGCCTATGAGATGTGCCATTTGTGTTGCACGATTTGCACTACAACGCTCACAGATGCCATTGGAACGTTCCTGTACTGATTTGCGTACATTTTTACTAATCGAACCTTTTTGACGCTGCGTAGGCTTTATACGCTTCTTAAATAACTGTTGTTTTTTGGTTATCGGTGGCATTAAAATTCCTCGACTTCGTAATGTTTCTTGACAAAGTGTTCATACACGCAAAACACATCGCAATAATATTCCTCATCGACCACAACACGCTCATATCCTTCCGCAATACTTTGTCCACAAGGGCAGTATCCAAGCAACTTTGCATCTTCAAAATTGTCATCGTACATCTTACACCTCCTTATAAGTAGTCTTGTAATTTTAGTACAGACTGATTGCTCGTTTGTATTGTTTTAAGTATGTCGATGCTTTCACGACAAGCCACGAATAACGCTTCCGCTGTATCTCTTGCTAATAATTTTTCAGCGATATTGCCTTTTATTAAATTAGGAATAATAGTAATCGGATAACCTTCTGTTTTTAATTTTAGAGTTTCTTGTGTTTCAGCTATTCGATAATCGTGTTCAGTTTCCGCTTTCAGTTTGGCAAGGCGATGCAGCTCGACAATCGCCTTTTCCAAACGCTCATTAACTGATTGAATTTTGTCTTTAATCATCACAATATCCATTAGAAAGGAAACTCCTTATCATCAAGAGGTTTTCCTAGCAAAAGTTCTGTAATGTCATTCGCTTTCTTTAGCAAAAGTTTTTCTATAACGATTTGGTCGCGATAAATTTTGACACCATCTTTCTCATAGTTATTGTTTTGCAATTTACCTTCAAAATGAATATCAAAACCTTTTTGATAATCGTTTGCAATTTCTTCTGCTACACTGCCGAATGCAACAATGTTAAAATAATCTGTGCGTTTCTTATCTTTACCTTCTGTGATTGATATTGAGTTTGTTAAGAATGCATTTCCTTTTTCTGAAACTCTGAAATTATTATCTCTTGTCAAAACTGCTCTCATGATTACCTTGTTCATTATTTACCTCTTTCCATTAATTTTTTAGTCAAAACCACTTCGATTTGTTCGTGTGTGTTACCTTTGGATTTCATGCTGTTGAACCATTCATCAAATCCTTCCAAATCTCCTTTACCAACTTGATACTTGTTTTTAATATTATCAGGAGCTGGGAGATTCTTTTCTTGATTCAACACTTCTTGTTGTAGTTTAGCGTTCTCGACTTCTTCACGACTCGCAACTGACTTTCTTACACTCAAGCCAAGATTTGCAATCGCACGACCTGTCGCTGAAGTTTCACAGTTTTCGATAAAAGAAGTTTTATTGATGAATGATGACCCTTCTTTTTCATATGCAAATCCTGTCGCTGACGCCTCTTTTTCTTCAAGGCTTCGGAAAACGCTAGCCTTCATAACTACCACACCATCTTCTAATGAAACAATTTCAGTGATAATTCTTCCCATCGGAAATCTCTCGTAGAACTCCATGATTCTTTCGTTGACTGTGATGTAATCCGCTAGTGCCTGTTCTTTACTCATTGTCTCACCTTCCCGAAACATTCAGCTAAATCAAAAACGAATTGTTGAAACTGTTCCTCATCATGAAAGTTTATAAAACACACACCTTTTTCTTGTTCTATGTAAACAATAATTGAACCGTTTTCCTCAAAAACTCTAGTAGTCAATTTACCTTGCGACATCTCATGTGTATTGTAACTAATCATTCTGCACCTCCGAAACTTCCATCAATGCTTCGAACAAAAGTTTCTTTATAACTTTTTTTTCTGCAATAATTGTGAAATCATCAAAATAATCATTCGTAATGCTGACTGCAATTTTTCCTTCTTTAAGTTTATAAACTTGCAATTTGTGCTTTTCTTCTAGATGCAATGTGCTATTAATCATAAACTACCTCCTTGTAACTCATATTGTGTCTTATGAATCTCTCAGAACATTTCCAAGAACATAAATATAGTGTGTCATCGTAAAACCGAATTTCAATATAATCGTCATCTGTGTCAATGTCACATCCGCACGAGCAAGTTGCAATAATACGCATTACACATCCTCCTCTAACTTAAAAATATCTTCCACTGTTACATTAAAAAATCTAGCCAATTTGATCGCTGTGTCAACATTGCAGCCCATGCCATTTTCTATTTTATAGATTGTAACTGATGATACCCCAACTGCTTCTGCAAGTTGTTTTTGTGTTAAATCATATCCAATACTTCGTCTTTTGTACTTAATAATGTTTTTCATGTTTGCATCCTCCTTTCCGTTTTATAATTATAATTTATCATACATGTATTTCATTTGTCAACGTACATTATTATATTTTTTAAAATAAAAATTAGTTTGAAAAGTATTTGATTTATTTCTATTTTATGGTAAGGTTTAAGTGTGCTACTTTTTTTCATTTAATTCCCCCTACCTAGCCCACTGAAAAGTGGGTATTTTTTTTAAGGAGAACCATGGACAAAATTAATCCCGACCACTACAAGCAAGGAAAAGTCGAATGCATCGATGCGATAGATTCCGCAACCTACTATTTAAACGGGTTTGAAGGTTATTGTGTTGGAAACATTTTGAAATATGTTTGGCGTTATAAAAGAAAAAACGGGATTGAGGATTTAAAAAAAGCAAGATGGTACTTAGATAAATTGATTGAAGGAGCTGAGAAATGAGATACATCAAAGCAGATGTAGACGTTTTGAGTGACGAAATAACGATTTTCCCAATTGGCGATTTGCACATCGGTTCACCACATTTTGAACGAAAAATACTAGATAAACAACTTAAAAAAATCGATGAAACGAAGAACGCAAGAATAATCTTGATGGGCGACCTTGCGGAGGTATCTACTAAAACGTCAGTGGGAGCGGGAGTTTACGAGCAAGACCAAAACGGGCAACAGCAGATGATGCTCGCTAAATCGATACTATATCCATATAGAGAAATTATTGACTGTATCGTTGGCGGTAATCACGAGGAACGAATTCGGAAAGATAGTGGATTTGACTTGTCTTTGTACTTTGCACAACTTATGGGTCTTGAGGATAAATATGCTAATTACCAGGGCGTTGTTAACTATACTCTCAATCAGCGTTCTTTCGATGTATCCGTTTGGCATGGTGCAGGTGGAGGTTCGACTCCTGGCGGTGCGATGAATCGGCTAGTTAAACAATCCAGCACAGTTCTCGCTGATATCTACTTGATGGGACACGTCCACCAAAGACAAGCTTGCTCAAAACAATTGTATATCCCTGACCCACGAAACTCTAAAATAGATTTGATGCAACAATATTTTGTAGTGACAGGTTCGGCGTTGATCCACGAAAACAGCTACGCAGAAATGGCTGGATTTGCACCTTCCAACGTCGGATTTCCCAAGATTCATTTGAGTGTTAAACGAAAAATGGTAAATGAATCCAATATAAGATATAAAAGTGTGAAGGTGGAAATCTGATGAACGAAGGCGAGTATTATACTTTTGTCTTATTGCTGAATGAATTAAAAAAGTTTCCCGATTTAAATCAAGAGCATATACGATACATCGAAAAACAGTTAGAAAGTATATCACCAGAAAGTTTGAGAGGTGAAAAAATTGGCTAAGTTTATAAGCACAGATGATTGGGCGGACTACCTGCATGAGGGACTAATCGCAAACGGGATAGTTCCCGACGAAGATATGATAATGTTGCTAATTGATTTGACGCTAGACTTTTTTGATGAAGAACAAATAATAGACTACTCCATCGAAATAGAATAGTCTACTAGTTTTAATATAATTGAATTCCAACTTTTTCAGCCATCTCATAAATTATGGGTTCTATGCTTTCTGACTGCTCCCATTCTTTTTCCATGTTTGCCATTTTTGCTAATAATCCGTACAAGTACAAATTATGTTCCGATGATTTATTTATGGCTTTTTGTAGTGTTCTGTTGCATATTTCTGCAAAACCTACCTCGTGTTGTTCGTCATCGAAATATTCATCTGTGAATATTTTTCTTGTATTATTTAAAAATTCTTTAATGTTTACGTTTATCCAATATAAACTCATTAACTCACCCCTATTTTTAAATTTTCTAAATCTTCTAGCGTGTAGTACTCAAACATGATTATCGGGCAATCCTCACACACCCACGTATGAGTTTTAACAGATTCCTGATACTTCAAGTTTCCATTACAGCACGGGCATTTTAAATCGGTCATTGTATCATTTCCTCCAGCTCGATTATTTCGCTTAATTTCATTGCTAAACATATTCAATTCTATTAATTTTGCTGTAATCATATTCGTCAAGTTGTTTTTCGTTGTTTTCAAAAATCCAATATACAATACAATGCCATCCATTTTTGTCTACTCCTTTAGCCGACATCTCGAAGTATTCATTTCCGTCAAACACTTTACCTGTAATTTCAGCTTGTCCTAATAATTTAATATTTTCCATTTAATTCACCTCCAATATTTCATATCCGATAATATCCGATAATATCCGTTGCAAAACAATCGTTTTCGTCATCTTCTAAATATTCTCCGTACTCGACTCCGACCATGTATTCTTCGTTTCCGATGTAGCTGTAAAAAATTTTTCCGTCTCGTTCATTTTCCGTGTAGTCGAACGGATTAACTCGGAAGCAACTTGTATACTCCATCCCGTTCCATCCGTCAATTGCAATCAGCATGTCATCAACTTCTACGACTTCGATGTTATTGTTCCACCATTTCCCAACAACCATTCAAATCACCTCCATATAAAATTCGATTTGTTTGTCGCCGTTTGCGTCAAAGTAACCATTACTAAAAAAAGTTTCGCAATCTCCATCGTTGTACACGATAATTTCCGGATAAACACTTGTCTCTAACAACACAAATGTTTCCTCGTTTTTAAAATTTGACTTCCCATTGTTTGCTTCTAAAATTTCAGTTGAAGCATCGCTTAACTCGATTTGAAACCCTGTTAAATTTTTTGCAAATACTTTTCTCAATTAAATCATCTCCTTTTTTTTAATTTCTTAGTAACAATATAACATATATTAGTTTTGAATGTCAACACTTTTATTTATATTTTTTAAACTTTTTTTATATTAGAACGAAGCTACTTACCACGAAGCTACTTACACAAAACCCGGAGCAAAAAAAACAGCAACAGCAGAGAAGCGAACAAGTGTTCGTGCGAACAAGTGTTCTTATTTTTAAAAATACGAACATATGTTCTTAGGAACAAGTGTTCTCTTTTTTTTGGCTCACTAGGATTGATTGTAATCGATTTTAATCATTGAGTTAATACCATTACATTAAATCAATACTAAGTAGCTTAAATCTAATTTTAAGCGTTCTAGTGATATCCGATTAAAACTATTTAGCGTGTGACCACAATCAACTATTTTGATTGCAAAAAAAAAACTTGCTAGTTTAAATCTAGCAAGTTATTTATGGTGTTATTTACTTTTTTACTTTTCTTTTTTTTGGATAAATCCATTTCAAATTGCTTTAAGTCTTTATAACTTGTAAATCTTATTTTAATCACGTTATAGTATTTATCTATATATTTTTTAACTATCATTCCGGATCAACCACAAATCCGCTATAATCGTGAATCGCTTTTCCTTTTGCTTTTAATCCTACAATCGAATTTATTGGATCTAAAAACCTTAAATCGGTTTTATCGCCATCAACGACTTCCCTGCCCAAAAAAGTTGTAGGCAATTCTTTTCTGAAAACAACAGCAATTCTTTTTTGACTTTTAATTGCCTCTTTTGTGCTGAACTCAAATTCTTTTCTAGTGCTATAGCTAAAAGTTAAATCATAATTTTTTGGTAAACTTCTTGTAAGCCTTTTACTAATTTTAGTATAATCATAAAACTGGATTCCAGGGAAGGCGTCAAAAATGTTTTTGTACTCTTTATATGGGATGTTTTCGTAGGGTATGTCAGATGTCCCATTCAACCTTATAACTGGAATTTGGTTTTCTTTTTTTGCTTTTTTGATTAAAGATTCTATTTCTTTTGCTAATTGTTCCATGAAACCGGACCGATCTTTATAAAAAAATTCTTTTCTTTTTTCTCTTGCTTCGTTTATGCTTTTGTAAATTCCTGCTAATCCTGCTGTTACTAAGCAAGCCTCTAGGCAATTTGCCTGCTTAGCAAATGGACAAGTTTTTTTGTCCGGTAACATATATAGGATACCTGTTAAGTACCCCAGCTTTTCGCCTTTACTTGTCTTAGCGTTATCAATTGTCAGTAACATTTTGATCAACTCTTTTCTTTTTTTTAATTGTGGAAGTGATCTATAACTTTTGTATTAATGTTACTTATTCATCATTTGATCAATCTTTAGTAAAATTTTAACTATAAGATATGCTACTGAAAAACAGCATACTAGTAAAATTAGATTTATCATGTTTTCACTTCCCTTCAAAAAAAATTCGGTTTTAAGGTTGACCGAAAACCTTATAGTTTATAAATCGTGTCGCATTCGAATGTATTCATTTAAAAATCCGCTGTCTTTTATCTCGCTACTAATTGTATCTAGTAAATAATTGTCGTCTACTAGAATTCCATCAAGACAATCTTCATAGAATTCTATTAAGTCTTCTTTTAGTGTTTTTGAATTTTCATCTAACGAAAAACTTCCATTGTCGAACGGATCAAAAACGTCCAACGCGTTAGCGACTTCCACCGATGAAATTGTAAAATAAAACATTTTCATAACACGCCCCCAATCGGAATTAGTAGTATTCTTCTTCTTCCACCAAATTGATCCTAAAACTTGTAAATCCGATACATTCACTTCCCTTCTTATTATGATCTTTTAGTTAGTCCCTACTATTAGAAGGTCAAAAACTTCGCCTTCTAATTCTGCCAATCTGAGTTGACTAATTACTTTTTTAAATTGCTTTTCGTTATCTACGAAAAGCTTTTTTCTTGTACCGAATATATCGGTATAGTATATGTACATTAGTACACTTCCCATTCGATATATTTTTGGGACTCAAAAAACTCATTGTCCCATAGTGCACTATCATGCACTAATAATAATTCAAGATTTGCAATCTGACTAATGAGTTTGTCAGATACTGACATTTCCAAAAACTCATAATCCGATTGTATTGCATACAAGCGATTTAATTCCGCTTGCATTTGTTCCTTTTCTTTTTTACTTAAAAACATATTCCACTTCCCTTCTTTTTTCTGATAGTCCCTTCAGCACGGAAATTATCCGTGGACTATCCTTTTTAGGATATTTTCGACTTTTGTTCCATGTATTTTTTTAATTCTATTACTTCTTTTTCGTCTGCTATTAAGCAAAATTCATGGAAATGATTGAAAAACTTTTTGGTGCTTATTCGATTGTCCATACCATGTAAAAATTCAAATCTTGACTTATCATAGTAGTGTTTTACAATATTAATCTTATAATTACTCATTTACCAAAACCCCCAAGCTTGCATATATATTCATCAACCGTTCCTTCCATTTTAATACTTCTACATCATTTTCAGTTGAATCTTCATACATCTCTTGTAGTGAGTCCATCACTACTTCTACTACTTCATCGATTGTCAAATCGCATTCATCTTCATCAAGTAGACTTGCATAATCATTTGAGCATCCGATTTGTCTATCTAGCCATTCCAAATAACTTTTCAATTCGTTCATTCCATCCTCTTTTCTTGATAGGAACGTCTGTTCTCTATCGAATTTTATTGTAATTACTCACAATTAAAGACTAACATAATATAAATACAATTGCAAGCTTTTTTTTAATAAAAGTTAAACATAGATATTTATACAGCAAAATACGAACATATGTTCTCATACAGCATGGATCTAAAAAAATAAGAACATACGTTCTCATATGGTATATCCTTCTATGGATGGTATGTTATATATAAACATACTAAATTTTAGTAGTTTAGTTATAAATAGTTATAGATAGAAGTTATAGTTAGAATTTACAATGTTTTCCATATTAACATTTATACCCATGTAACCCAAACAAACAGCTACGTATATATATTATTACATCATATACAAATTGACACTTTTCACTCTTTACAAAATTTTCCATTTAAACAGCAAAAAAAAGACGATAATAATATCGTTGTTTCCTTTCCCCTCCCTTAGAATCCCTCCCCTATCCTTCAACACTCACTTGAACTTAATCTAGTGAACTTAATCTTTTGAACTTATCTTTTAAGTATTTAAAATACTAAATACATTCGACATTCAACATATCGTTTCCTTCTAAGAAAAGTTTATAAGATGTGAACAATTTGTGAACACTATAAAAGATTGAAAAATAAAAGAAGGAAGGGTAAAATAGATTAGGGAAGGCTAGAAAAAATTTTTCCCAAAAATCGAGGTACCTATGCAAATTAAGATAAACCCTTATCCAAGACAAATTGAGTTCTTTAAGTCTAAAGCACGTTATATTGCGTATGGTGGTGCTAGAGGTGGAGGGAAGTCTTGGGCAGCACGTATGAAGGCAGTTCTATTAGCAATTCGTTACGAAGGCATACAGATACTTCTATTAAGACGTTCGTTGAAAGAGTTACGTGAAAACCACGTTCTCCCGCTTCAAAAGATTCTTAAAGACACCGCTAAGTTCTCAGAAATGAATAAAGAGTTCATCTTTCATACAGGCTCTCGTATTGTACTAGGTTACTGTTCAACTGAATCTGATGTGCTTCAGTATCAAGGACAAGCGTATGACGTCATCTTCTTAGAAGAAGCTACACAGTTTACAGAGCTACAGTTCAGAACCTTTACAGAATCAAATCGTTCTAGTGGTCAAATGAAAGAGCGTTTCTCACCTCGTATGTACTTTACTTGTAATCCAGGTGGAGTAGGTCACAATTGGGTAAAACGTCTGTTTATTGATAAAATGTACACAGGTAAAGAAAAAGCAGAGAATTATCATTTTATTAAATCAACTGTTTACGACAACAGGTATCTTATGGAGAATAACCCTGAATATGTAGAGAACCTAGAGAACCTCCCTGATGCTCGTAGAAAAGCAATGTTATATGGAGATTGGGACGCATTTGAAGGTCAATATTTCGAGGAATTTAGTCATGAAATACACGTTTGCGATGCGTTTGAGATTCCGCAACATTGGGATAAATATGTATCTTTAGACTATGGATTAGATATGTTGGCTGTTTATTGGTACGCTATAGATTCAGAAGGAAACGCATTTGTGTATCGAGAGTTTTGTGAACCTAATCTTATCATTAGTGATGCATGTAAACGTATCTTATCTTTAACCAAAGAACAAATCAAAACATTTTATGCTCCACCTGACTTATGGAATAGACGACAAGATACAGGTAAGAGTGCAGCAGAGGTTTTTCAAGAGAATGGCATCTTTCTAACGAAGTCAAATAACGACCGAGTTCAAGGGTGGTACAACGTAAAAGAATGGATACAAGTCCTTAAAGTAAAAGACGAACAAACAGGAGAAGAAAAAAGTAGTACACGCTTGAAAATTTGGAAAAATTGTGCTACTCTTATTAAGAATTTACCATTACTACAACATGACGACAAAAAACCTAACGATGTGTCAAATGACCCACACGAACTGACACACAGTCCCGATGCTTTACGATATTTTTGTTCAATGAGAACCCCTCCTACCGCTAAAATAACAGCTAAACCTTTAAAAGGTGCTTTTGATAAATTTTTTAAAGAAGATTCATCGAAGGAATATCAAATCGATGATAGTTATGTGAAATTTGGAGGTATGAAATGAATTTATTTTTCGAAATATTAGTATTTTTACTATTAATATCGAGTATTGTGTACAATTTTCATTTACAAAAACTATTTATTACCTATAAATACGATGCAGAGATTATAAAAGAAGTCAAAATAGAAAAAGTTATAGAAAAAAGCAACAAAAAAGATATTGAAACTCCAGAAGATAAAATGATTTCAGGGCTAAATAACCTTCTTACTTACGATGGTAGTCCTAATAAAAAGGAGTAAACGATGGCTAAAAACTCAAAACCTCCTTATGTTGGCAAAGAAACAGATGAATGGCGACAATATCAAGCAGGTATAGACTATAACCACAAAGTAGATTTGTATCAAACTGTAAATAAGAACGAAAGATTTTATGCAGGTGACCAGTGGAACGGAGTTGTTTCTAACGGACTTCCCACGCCTGTTTTTAACATATTAAAGAGAATTATTAATTACTTCGTTTCAGCAATCTTAAGCCAAAATGTAACTATACATTTCACACCAGAAGCAGTAAGCACAGATACACCGGAGCAAGAAGAAAAACTAAGAAAAGCAGCACAACTTCTAAGTGATTACTCCGCAACACTTTGGGAAAAAAACAAAATGAATTTCAAACTTCGACAATGGTTACTAGATGCAGCAGTAAGTGGAGATGCTTGCGGATATGTATTTTGGAACTCAAGCATTGATTCAGGACAAGCAGCAAAAGGTGATATTGATGTAGACCAAATAGATAACGTAAATGTATTCTTTGGTGACCCAAACGAAAAAGACGTTCAGAAACAACGTTACATCATCATTGCAGCTCGAGAACTTGTAGCTAATTTACAAGATGAAGCAAGAGCAAATGGCATTCCGGAAGATGAAGTTCTAAAAATTGGTGCAGATGAAGAAACTTTTTATCAATCAGGTGACCGCTCACAAATACAGTTAGACTATCGATTTGATGGCTTTGGAAAAACAACGTCTTTGATAAAATTATATCGTAAAGACGGAAAAATTTTTGCTAAAAAAATAACGAAGTTCACCACGATTAGAAACGAGTGGGACACAAAACTCACCCTTTACCCTGTAACTTGGATGAATTGGGACGTACGAAAGAACTCTTATCATGGACAAGCTCTCGTAACAGGTATTATCCCAAATCAGATTTTTATAAATAAGATGTTTGCAATGGCAATGATGTCACTAATGCACACAGCTTTTCCTAAAGTCATTTACAACAAAAACATGATTACAGCATGGAACAACCAAATCGGTGCTGCAATCGGCATTGAAAGACTTGGAAATGAATCTGTAGGCAATGTAGCTCAATATCTAAATCCTGGCATGATGTCAGGACAAGTAATGCAAACCATCGACTTAGCTATTAATTACACAAAAGATATGCTAGGTGCAAACGATAACTTACTTGGTGACATTAATCCTGAACGTGCATCTGGTCGTTCTATCATCGCAGTACAACAGGCTTCAGCAGTTCCTTTGGAAAACATTAAACAAAATATGTATCAATTTTTAGAAGATATGGGATATATTTGGTTAGACTTCATTTCTAACTATTATGGAACAAGAAAGATTGATGCTGAGATATTAGGAAAGAGAGAAATTGTTGAATTTAATTTTGATGAATTAAAAGATATGAAGTTTAGATTGAAGATTGAAGTCGGCGCATCATCTTATTGGTCTGAACTTGCTTCTATTGAAACATTAGATAGATTATTGCAACAAGAAGCAATATCCTTCAAACAGTATCTCGAAAGAATTCCTGCTGGATTGATTGCACAAAAGCAATCTTTACTAGAGGAAATAAAAGTAAGAGATACAAGACAACAATTCATCTTTGAACAATTAGCTAGATTTTTAGAAACATTACCTCCTGAACAACAACAACAGATTCAACAGTTAGCCCCTGAACAACAAGAACAACAATTAATGGATATGATGATGCAACAAGGAGGTGGAATGCAATGAAAGATATGAAAAATAAAGTCGGTATGATGATGGCAGTAATGATGGGCAAAAAGCCTGCAAAAGCAAAAGCAGTAAAGAAAACAACAATGAAGTCGTATTCCAAAAAAGGCAAGATGTAATACAATGTATTACTTGAGGAAGACACCTCGTTAAAAAACAGAATAAACTTCCTTGGTAAAGTTTTTAAAGTTTAGAGCCAAGACCAAATTTTGCTCACCATGGCAAAGGAGATTATTATGGAAACCATTTTAGATGACAACCAAATCATCGAAAGCAATACAGAAGTATCTGAAGAAACACAAGGTTCTAACGTTGAAAATACCGAGGATTTTCTCGAAATAAAATACAATAAAGAATCCTTGCGTTTAGACAGAGAAAAAGCAAGAGAATTAGCTCAAAAAGGCATGAACTATGAAAAAGCCGTAGAAAGAGCAAAGCAAGAAGCACGTGATGCTTACATTGCTGAACAAGGATATGAGTGGAACGGAAGAGCCATTACCACAGAATCTGAATATCGAGAGGCATTGCGTGAACAAGAACTTGTTCAACAATACCAAAACTACGATGTTCCAGAAGAAGTAATTCAAGAATTAGTTGAAAATAAAAAGTTTCGTGAGAAATACGAAACAGAACAACAGAAGGTAGAGAGAGAGAAAGCCCAAGAAAGAGATTTCCAAGTTTTCTTAGAATCTTATCCAGATGTAAAACCTGAAGAAATACCTGTTTCCGTATGGCAAGAGGTAGAATCAGGAAAATCTCTTATTGATGCTTATATGAAGCATGAAAATAAGATATTAAAAGATAAACTAGGATTAACCAATAAGCAAGAATCCATCCAACAACGCAACCAAGAAAATGCTTCTGCATCTATTGGTGCTGTTAAATCAAATGGAGAATCTGCGCCATTCTTTACGAAAGAACAAGTAACAAGAATGAGCACAAAAGAAGTAAATGAAAATTGGAAGGCAATAAACGATTCTATGAAAAAATGGTGAAGGAGAAATCATAAATGTCAATTGCAAATTTTATTCCACAAATATGGTCTACAAAAATTCTTCGTACTTTAGAGGATAATTTAGTTGGTAAGCGTATTTGTACATTAGAAGCAGAAGGTGAAATCAAAAAATTTGGTGACACTGTATTCTTTAATGGTCTTGCAGACCCTACAATCAATTCTTATACAGGTGCAAGTATTAATTATGAAGCGCTTGTCGATTCCCAAATTGCTTTACAAGTTAATCAACAAGATTATTTTGCTTTCAAAATCGGAGATATTGATAAAGCACAAGCAAATGTAGATTTAAAAGGTAGCCAAGCTGACCGAGCAGCTTATAAACTACAACAATCTGCTGATAGTTATATTCTAGGACTACACGGACAAGCAAGTCTAACTTCTGCAGCTACAATTACTTCAGTTACAACATTTTCTGTAATTGGAGAAATACAAAATTCACTTGCACAAAACAATGTATCGGATTCTGATATGTGGATGGTTATTCCTCCATGGGTACGTTTGAAGCTTGAACTTGCAGGTGTTAAATTCCAAATTAACAATGGTGTAAATGGTACAGGTGGAATGGCTTGGACTGATGCTCTTGGTTTCGACATCTATGTAACTAACCAAGTAGTTAACACTGGAACTGTACAAGCTCCTGTTTCCAAAGTAATGGCAGGTTCTTACAATTCAATTGCATTCGCTTCACAAATTATGGAAACAGAAAACATTCGTTTAATTGATACTTTTGATAACGCTGTTCGTGGATTACACGTATATGGAGCAAAAGTAATTCAACCAAATCTTCTTCACACTGCAACATTAACATATGCAGCTGAAACAGTTATTTAATAATTAAGGAGGAAAAATAAAATGGCGCAAGCAATTAATGCAACAAATACAAATATTTCAACAATTTCTTCATATGATTCCGATATAGCTGTTTCATTAGTAGCATCAACTATTGACACAGCAGATACTGTGGATGTCTATACAATTACACCCACACAAAGAAATTCTCAAACTGTAGTTTTAATTCAAAATACAACAGGCGTTCTTCAATGGGTAGTTTCCCCTGGTGGAGCTTGGTCTGCACAAGGTAAAACAAAAGCATCAAGTACAGATTCTTCAATTTCAGGAACTACATTAACAGTTGCAGGAACAATAACTGGAACTTTCCAAGTCGGTCAGTACATTATCGGTGCAGGAGTAACTGCGGGAACTCGCATTACAGCATTAGGAACTGGTACAGGCGGAGCAGGAACTTATATTGTAAGTGCTTCACAAACTGTTACAAGTAAAGCTATTTATGCAGGAAGTCTTTCTGGAACAACTGCAGCAACTACTACAGATGCTATTGTTTTAGATACCTCAAAATATTTGAGTTCAACAGGAACATTAGAAATTACTTTTGCTCCTGCTTCTGGAACAAAATTACAATCAAGCCACGTTTTAAAAGTCGCTTTCGTTCAATTGCCATAATATAGTGGGGGCTTAATTGCCCCCTTATTTTAAAGAGGTATAAATGAAATATAAAGGTGAACCGAACTTACTAGTTAAATTTAAACCTCCTATAGGAACAATAAAACACATTAAATTTGACAATGACGGGTACTTTTTAACCGATAACGAATATATCATCAGAAGAATGAAAAATCATTTTGATTCTGAAGATTCTTTCCACATGTGCAAATATTGTGAGGAAACTTTTGAAAAAAAAGGTGATTTATTAGTTCATTACCGAAAACACAAGGAGGATAAATAATGCCAACTTATATCCAAACAACAAGAGAAATTAAAAATTCTTTTACAACAACAACAACAACTATTGCTAATGGAGCTTCATTATCTGGTATTGTTGATTTAGGAAGTAATGATTTAATTGGAATCATTTTCCCATCAGCATGGACAACAGCTTCAATTACTTTTCAATTTTCTATTGATGGAACTAATTTTTATGACGCATATAGTGCAACAGCAGAACTTTCATCAACATCTGCATCCGCAAATAGAATGGTAAGTATTAATGCAGTAAACTACGATATGGGAAGATACATCAAAATCCGAAGTGGAACATCTGCAACCCCTGTAAACCAAGCAGCAGATAGAATTTTAACTCTAATCTTAGGATAATTAGGTGATTACATGTCTACGACAGTAAACCAAGTTTTTAACATTACGATGGACTTGATGGATGAACGTACAGACGCAGGTACTCTTACAGAGTCTGATGTTGTTTCGTATCGTGTCAAGACATATAACATATTAAATCTATTACAAGCTGAACTTTTAAAACAAGGTGATGTTTTTTCAGAATTTTCAATTTCAAACAAACCTTTTAAAAATGAATTAGGATATGATTCTAATTTCAATGTAGAAGAATTTATTGGAACTGACAAAAGTTTTGAAGCTAACTCTATTGCGAAAGCATACTACTTTGAAGCAGATAATGAGGGAACTGTTTATATCGAGGACTATACAGGCTCTTGGAATATATTAGACACAATAACTACAACAAATACAACTTCAAAAGCATCTAGTACAGATTCTTCAATTTTAGGAACAACTTTGACTGTATCAGGTACAACAAAAGGAATATTTCAAATTGGTCAATATATAGTAGGTTTAGGTATAACTCCTGGAACTAGAATTACTGCATTAGGAACAGGAACTGGTAGTTCCGGAACCTATACTGTTAATATTTCTCAAACAGTTTCAAATGTATCCATTACTTCGGGAACTTTAAGTGGAACGACTGGTGGATTTTTAGTATATAAAGGTATAGTTACACCAACTACAGGAGCGACTAAATCTCGAATTAGGTTTAGCGGGACAAATTATTATAGAAATGTAAATCGCGCGTTGTTCAATATACCTTTTGCTTCATTTTTAGATGTGCCTGATTATAGACCTTGGGTAGAAAAAACTATGCCTTCTGATTTTAAGAGTGTAGACCAAATTGTATCTGAATATGTTGACCTTGCAAACAATACAAATGGTCAATATGCAAAAGATGCTAACTACAAATGGGAAGGTAGAAACAAACTATACATCAGCTATTATTTTGATGGTAATATCAGGATAATTTATCACCCAATTCCTACATTATTAACTTTTTCTGGAACTGGAAACTCAAACACAGATTTGAATCAAACATTAACTTTAGACGATATAACCGCAAGAACTATACTCCCGTATGGTTTAGCAGCACATTTATTATTAACAGAAAATTCTGCATCTGCATCTTTCTTCAATCAACGATACGAGGAATTAAAATTTGAAGGTACTCGTCAACAAGCAGCAAGTGCCGAGCAAATTATTAATATTTACGGAGGGATTTAGATGGCACAAATACAAGTCCAAAAACCACAAACCCCTACCACTATTAATAAATTCCTTGGTTTAAATGAGGACACAACAGGTGATACACAGTTATTGTTAGGTGAAAGTCCTGATATGACTAATTTCCGTATTACCGAAAACTATAAATTACGCAAAAGAGAAGGTTATCAACAACTCTTTAGTTCTTATGGTGCTTACACAATAAGAGGTATGTTCTATGGAAATGTCAATGGAACAAACTATCTCTTATTTGCTATGAACGGAAAGATATGGGTAGAAGAAGAAATAAGCGGAACAGATTACGCTTCATTAGATACAAGCACATATACAAATGTAGATGTAGTTAAAACTACTGCATCTTCCATATCACCAATTAGGGCAGGAACAACTGCAGTAGATGCATATAATATGTATGTTGATTCTTCAAAACAAAGTTTGACAGAAGTTTCACAAGCTAATATTGATGTTGTTAATGCAACTTCTACATCTTCCACAATTTCAGGTACTACATTAACAATAGGTGGAAGTATTACAGGGACTTTTTCTGTTGGTCAATATATAATTGGTACTGGAATAACTGCAGGTACTAAAATTACTGCACTAGGAACAGGGACTGGCGGAGCAGGAACTTATATAATAAATAATTCACAAACAATTTCTCCTGCTGTGTCTATAAAAGGAATTGAAATTGAATATTATTACCACACAGATAAAACAATTTGGATTATATTGCCTAAAGGCATTTACGCAAATATAGCAGCAGCAAGAACGGGATTAGGAACAAGTTATGCCTATCAACAACTTTATAATGCATCTGTAACTCCTGTTGATTCTACAACAAATTTCTTTACATTCGATGATATTGAATATACTTATGGTGACGTAATAGTTTCACTACGTAAAACCCGTTTATATATTATGGATGGAACTGGGTATTATTATTGGGACGGAACAAATTTCGACTCTGTAACAGGATACGTTCCGCAAGTTTCCATTTCAAGCCTCTATGATGGTACAGAAGCAGCTGACTTTGAACCATTAAACCTTTTGACCAATGAGAGGTATCAATCTCTTACTGGTGCAACTGACTATTCAATTAGCGGTTCTCAATTCGATACTTTAGATAAAACTACATTTTCAAACGTACATGTAGTTAAAACAACACCTGTCGCTACTATAGTTCCAGGTAGTTCAGCTACATTCACAGCTAGTATTTCAGGGACAACAATGACAGTCACTGCAACGACTTTGAGTGGGATTGACATTGGTCACGTCATTTCGGGAACAGGTGTAACGGCAGGTACTTATGTAATTGCATTTGGAACGGGTTCTGGAGGAAATGGTACTTATACAGTTTCAACTTCACAGACAGTTGCTTCTACAACAATAAGTTCTTATTCTCCAATCATGGTAGTTAAAGATAAAAACGGATTAACTTTAACTCAATATTCTTACAACAACATAGATTTAGCTGGTAGCGTTGGTGGATATTATGTTCACACCAATAAATCTATTTGGTTAATTGTGAGTAAAACTGCATATTCAAATATAACTGATGCTAGAGAAGATTTAGGAACATATATATGGTGTCCTTTGGTATATCAATTAATTGAAACAAACATGAAATCAATAGATTATGTATATTTATTCAATTCAACTTTAAATGTATTTCAAAAAGAAACTTTAAATACAGATTATTTACAATATCTATCTAGTGGTAGAATTCTTTTTAGAACTCAACCTGTGGCAAATCCAAATACAATTAAAGTATACTATACTAAAGGATGGCAAACAGACTTAAGTACAACTTCAGGAATACTTACTTATAACGTCAATTTCAATGGAATTAACATAACAAATTTAGATAGTATAGATTATGTGTATTTGAATGGAACTTTAAAAATTCTTACAACAGATTACACAGTAAACTTAGCAAATGGAACAATTACTTTTGTAGCAAATCCAGGTACAGGAACAGCAAACTTAGTTATAATAGCTTCTAAAGAATCTTTAAATAAAACAGAAATCACAGACAGAAAATACAACATGAGATTCGGTGGAGGAAATGACTTCCGAATATTTTTATATGGTAAAACTTCAGGAAGTGGAACAAATCGTTATTATTATTCAAACTTAGCAGCAGGACTTCCGTCAGCGTCATATTTCCCTGCAACTTTCTTTAATGAAATCGGAACTCCCGAAAATGTAATCACAGGAATAACAAGACAATATGATAGACAAATCATCTATACAGATATCAGTGGAGCATACTTTTCTTATTACGAAACAACTACATTAGATGGTATAACTTATCCAAGCTTCCCTGTATTTACCTTAAATAAAGTAATTGGAAATGTAGCAATGGGACAAGTGCAAGTTGTTCAAAACAATCCATTTTCTATATTCAAAGGTATTCAAGAATGGGTATCTACTGCAATACAAGATGAAAGAAATGCGAAATACATTTCTAAACGAATTCAAGTTTCGCTTGATGCATTAGACCTTGATTCTGTAACGACAATAGATTGGGAAAAGAACTATGAATATTGGGTATGTTCTGGAAACAAAGCATATGTATACAACTACAGATTAGATGTTTGGTATATATTCCAATTTGCAAATAATGTTAAACCACTTTTAGTTGCAGATGATGTTTTGTACTTTGGAACAGATAATGGTCAAATTATGAAGTTTTCTTCATCGGATTTAGATGATAATGGAACTGTAATTGATGCACATTGGGAAACAGGATTCTATGATTTTAACGAAGAATGGCTTCAGAAGTACATTTATCAAATGTGGATTTCTTTAAAACCAGAAGGTAAATCTTCAGTAGATATAACTTATGAAACAAACTATAAAGAATCTGCCCAAACTTATACAGCTTCATACGATTTAATTACTTTTATTGGAATGGATTTTTCAAGTTTTTCATTCTCAACAAGTTATAATCCGCAACCTTTTAGATTTAAAATAAAAGCTAAAAAGTTTGTTTACTTCAAATTGTATTTAGACAATGACAATTTAGGAGAAACTTTAACAATAATTTCAATTAATCTTGCTTCCTCATACGGAAGCATAACGAGGTGACAATATGGCATTTACAAGTTGTACAGTTACAGTTAATAACATAGCAAGTTTGTCGGATTTGCCAAACACAACAGATGGTCTTACTTCTGCTCAACTCAAACAGAAGTTTGACCAAACAGGTACAGATTTAAAGACCTATTTAAACAGTACACTTTTAGCGGAACTTGCTTCAACTACAACAAGTTCAAGTGCATCTGAAAATATTGGCGGTCGACTTATTTCTGCCAAATCTGTAATTGCAGGTATTTCAGCAGGTTCTCTTTATTCTCAGTTAAATTCACTACACACACAACTAAACAGTTTTGTTGCAGGAACTGGATTCATCCCAACAACAGGAGGTACATTCACAGGTTCTGTTGAATTCCCTCTTGGAACAAGTTCTGTTGTTTCCATCAACGCAGGGGATGTTGATTCCGGTATTTATTTCCCCGCTGCATCTACACAAGCGTTAGTAAATAATGGAACGGAATCCTTACGAACAACAAGTACAGGTAAAGTGTTGTTCGGAGGAACTACTGCATTTCAAACTAGACTCGGAACATCAACAGTAAGTCCTGATGTTCAAATTCAAAAATTAGATGACAAGGGTTCATTATTAATATCAAGATTTTCTGCAGATACTGAATCACCAAGATTATTTTTTGCAAAAAGTAGAAACGCAACCGAAGGTGGACAAGGCATTGTTTTATCTGGTGACAATTCAGGTGATATCAGTTTTGGTAGCTCAGATGGAACAAGAATCGCAGAAGCAGCTAGAATAAAAGTAGAAATTGATGGAACACCATTAGCTCCGGCTTCTCCAGGTGCTGCAAGTAGTATGCCTGGAAGAATAGTTTTTATGACTACTCCAGATACTTTTGATGTCCCGACTGAAAAAATGAGAATTTCTGAAAATGGAGCAATTCGTTTTAACACCTATACAACCGCTGGTTTTTTAAAGAATGATGTTTCAGGTAATATAACAACAAATACTTCAGAAACAGGAACAGGTAATTTAGTATTAGCTACTTCCCCAAGTATTTCTAATCCAACTTTAACTGGTCAAGTTTCATTAGACACAGCAGGCACTGCGTCTGCGCCAGCACTAACATTTTCAACTGATTTAGATACAGGTGTATTTAGAGCAGCTGCTAATCAATTAGCATTTTCTACTGCTGCAACTGAAGCGTTGAGAATAAATACTGTACAACGTGTATTAATCAATAACACAGCACAATTCACAACATATCGTGGTGCAACTTCAGCAATTCCACAATTTCAAGTTGCGGGAACTTCAAAAGATACAAGTAGTATACTTAGTTCTATATTTTCAGCAGATGCAATTGGTTCAAGGATTTTCTTTGCAAAATCAAGAAATGCAACAATAGGTTCTTTTACCATTGTTAATAACGGAGATTCTTTAGGAGAAATTTCGTTTGGTGGTTCTCATGATTCACAAATATACGAAGCAGCAAGAATAGTTTCAGAAGCCGATGGAGTTCCTTCTAATGGAACAAGTATGCCAGGAAGAATTTCTTTTTCAACAACAGCAAGTGGTGCCACAACTGTAACAGAAAGAATGAGAATCGATAGTGCAGGTGCAGTTAGTATAACAGCTGCAACAACAGCTTCGGCTGCTAACGTATTTATTGTCGGAACAACCTCAGGAACAGTTA